TCATGATGGAATGTCCTGTTCACCTAATGAATACGGGGGGTTCACCTGTTCACCCCAGTTCACTAAGCTGGTGAACTGTCCGCTAACACTTTCCCGCGGGTTTCCGACCCCGTACCCCCCGAATAACCCCAGGGTCCCCGGCAGTTTTCGGCTCACCGGCACGGTGCATCACCCCTGCTCGCCGCTAGCGGGTGGCACCTCGGTAACGCCCAGCCGCTTGGCAGCCCAGCGTTCGTACAACCCGATGGCGACATCGGCACCGGCCATCGCGGTCAGGCAGCCCAAGCTCCCGGCGGTCCAGATCGTCATGCCGGCACCGATCATCAACATCATCGCTGACACCCCGCAGACAATGCAGGCACCGGACCGCAGCGCCAGGCGCCGCAACAATGCCCAGCCCCGCGCGCCGTCCTTATCGGCTCGCCACATTTCACCCGAAACGCCACCGACCAAGGCCAGGACTATCACTAACCAGATCGGCATCTCTGCCAGCGCTTGCTGCTCATTTGTCATGTTGTGCCTCAAGTGAAAGAGCGTGCCAAACACAAAAAAGAAAACCCCGCCGGTAGGCAGGGTTTTCAGTGTCACGGCGTTTGCCAGGACGGAGTGCACAGCACGTGCTCGGGGGAAGCGCCGAGGCGCAAAATCCAGATCGTGGTGACTTTTTACCCCCAGAGTACGGAACCGAAAAGAGGTCATTTTCGGTTAACCCGCTCGACGCAACTTTGACGCAACTTTGAGGAGACTTTGAGGCATTCTGCCCCGACCAGTGGTCAACCACTTGCGAGCATCGGCACGCTCAGTCAACACTTCCAGCAGTCGGTGATGCAGACTGTGCACCATGTCGTAATAGGTCTGTTTCGCCTTGGCTACATAACCCATCTCATGCATCTGCATAATCCAGGTCGGTGCCGGATCATCGCCATAACGCAAGCACGCTAACCGCTGCAACCGCTCCCCACGTTCGTCTTGGCGAGCGATCTCCGACAGAGCCGCGCCGATTTCTTGAGCGACACTATCAGGGCCAGCCCCGGCACCGATGATGATCCGGGAGCCAGGTGTTCCGCGAGGTGCGCAACCGCCCCACTCCATAATCGTAGCCATCGGGCTGCCCATACCACCGGCCTCGCCATTCTGTCGGCATTGCTCGCCCCAGTGCTTCAACAGTACTTCCATTTCCTCAATCATCGTCCTTCCCCCGAAAAACCGAACCCAACACAGAAAGCCCATTACCCGACACAACCCCAACACAAATAAATTCCTTTAAATTCAATACCTTTATCGACCTTGAGTTGAGTGTGTTGGGTTTGTTGGGTTTATCTGTCTTCGCATAAGAAAAAATTCTTACCCTTGCTTTCGATTCAAAACGTCATGCATGCGCATGCGCGATGCGAAACCCAACACACCCCACACAACATCCGCAAACCCACGTAATTCAGGGCCTGAAATTGTGTGGGGTATCCAAAATCAACCCGACACGCACCTGACACACCCAACACACTTTTTGGAATAGTCATGCGGCAGCCGCCTTGATGTGGTCCCAGCTGTCCACATGCCAGCCCGACAGCTTGGCCTTGGCCCGCCAGTGCTCCACCTGCTTGCCCAGCTCGGCCGCCTTCAGTGATGGGGGCGGGGAAGCATCCGGATCAACAGGAAAGAAGAAGGCGCCAAAACGCCGGTTGTTGCCATCGGTCCAGGGGATCGCCCGCGTTTTGTCCACCTCGGAACTGATGAACAGTGAGAACTTCGTCTGACTCATCACGTGCTCTTTGTTGCGCTGGCACCATTCGAGGAACAACGAATAGAGGTCGGTAGACAGACACGGCCCCCAAAGGCCGTGGCCCAGTTCGCTGTACTTCCACAGATGCAGGAACGTTTGCCAGCCGGCCCGACTCAGGGCCACCAAACGCTCACGAGCATCAGTCGATGGCGGTCGCGTCCGTTGGTTGAAGTCGGCCAGATCGATCGACAACAACCAGCCATACAGCGCCGCAACACCACCCTGCTCCAGCTCCCGGCCGATCGCTTTTTGGCGTTCGACCGGCAAGGTTTCCATGGGCCACATCACCAACATTCGCCTGTCACTCTCGCTGATGGGCCACGGTAAAATCTCATTGCTCAGGAACACCGCGTTCATATGGTTGGCTTCTTCCCAACCATTGATGAACTTCGACTCCATCCGCACCGTTTTGCCAGTGATCAGGTGCTTGATCTTGCCTACCTGGTTGTACCGCTGATCGCGGCTGACCACTTCTTCGAACACCGACCACAACTTGCGGCTTTGCCAGGCGTTGAAATTGCTTTCCAGCTGGGTCTGACCGACCGTCGCGGCGTATTGGCCGTAAAGCATGCCGAGTGCATCAGCAAACAGAAGGCTCTTACCCGAGCCCTCCATGATCGAGTGCATCAGCACGGCGGTGTCCATCTTGGCGCCCAGGTGCTGCAGCGGATACGCCAGCCAGCGAGTGAGCCAACTGGCAGCCGCTTCGTCGTGGTTGCACAAGAACGAAATCAGCCAACGCAGGTTGGCGCAGGCTTCATCATCCCGCACCGGTTCCAGCGGCAGGCCATCAAAGGTATTGATGTACACCGCCGGATCCTTGGTCATGGTCGGGTCAAACACGATATGTTCGACATCCACCGTGCGCCGCTCGCTGCTGTTCAACCACAGCGGATAGGTGTCACCCAACGCCATCTTCACTGCGCCTTCAGCAATGCGACGTTTCTTCTCCCGGTCCCACACATCCTTGGTGCCATCGATGTACACATAGCGATCGGTCGGTGGCATGCCCAAGGCACCACCCTTTTTACCCGACATACGCCGGGTCTGTTCGATGTCGCGGACGTGTTCATCAGAGATCAACCGCTTGCCCATGTCATCCAGCCAGGCTTTGGCCAGCGGCTTGCCAACCCGCGCTTCGAACGCGGACTTTTTCATCACTCGCGACTGATCGCAGTCCCACACGTGTGTGGTGCCTTCGACCAACGCGAAACGACGAAGTAAATGGTCAAGCGTCAATGCCTCCCCCGCCCCCCCGTCAGACGTAGGAGCAGCCTCGCTGGGCATGTCGGCTTCAATAGAGGTCGGCCCGTTCGAATCACCGGACGGGGTCGGAGGAAAAAGACGAGGATCAGGTCGCGAGGAACGCTGCATACCCAACATACGCGCAGCGTCCTTCACCGCCTTCGACTGGTCACCGTCGTGCTCGAGCAAACAGAAAACCTCGAAGGCATCATTCTGATGTCCGTTCGCGAGAGGATCGGCGCCATGGTGCGAGTAAACTTTGCCTTCGTTGATTGTCACACCCGGTAGGCCGGTGCTGCTCTGCGGGTAAAGCCACTTGCTGCCACGCTTGATGTAGCCGTGCGTACGCAGAAGCTCTTCGGCGTCGTGGCAACGGTTGAACTCATCGATCACCGATGGCTGCTTACCCTCCGCGGGCACTATGCGTTTGGCGACCTTTGCTGCCGGCGCTGTTGCTTTGATTGCCCACGGGCACGAGGCTTCGGCATCGCGCTTGAATAGGTCCCAGTTTTGCCAGATGGCCAGTAGGTCGGTGGTCAGCGTAGGCAAACCATCTGCGGCGTTAGGCGGGGTTTTCCAGGTGTAAGGCTTACCGGTACCCGGATGAATCGAAGGCGGGAATACGTCCTGCACCAGGCCGGCACGCAATTCAAACACCGTAAAGCGCTTGAATGGATCGGCCTCCGCACGTGCTTCGGCTTCCCCAACAACATCACCCAGCTCTTTCGCGGCTTTGGCTTTGTCCATCAGGCCTTTGAAAATCGAACCGTCAGGGTCATTTTCATTCGGCCAAGAAAGAGAGTGCCGGGTCAGCTCAACGCCGTCCGGCAACTTAAACAACACCCGAAAGCGCAGCGGGTTACCGACAATGGTCGGGTAAACCACCGACATAGCATCCAGATCGACACCCAGCAGTTCATACAACACATGGCGCGTCCACTGAACATCGTCGACGTCCAACGAACAGACGCGACTCGGCCCAAGCACGACGCCGAGGTTATGGTTGGGGTTTCGTTGCCAGAATGCTTCAGCCGTGGCGGCATCAGTGATGTAACCGCCGGGCTTGTTCCACCCCATACCCTTTGGAGCCTTTTCACCTGGTTCAATAGACACCAAGGCGAGGTCGAAGGTATTGATGTAACGCTTTGCCCATGTAGCGATGGCAATTCCTTTGGCCACTTCACTCATCGCCGAGCCTCCCGCAACTCCTGACAGGGGACGCAGGTTTCGCAACCTTCAATCTTCTGCTGTCGAAGCAACGGAATAGGGTCGTCGCAGTCCTCGCAAAATTGAGCGCTGACACGGCTCGTAGGCACGCGACGATTGCGGTGGATAGCAATGTCGAGCAGGTATTGCGCCTGCTCGTTGGCACGGTCGATATCGTCAGCCATTGACGCGATCCTCCATCGCCATACGGGCACCTGCCATGATGCCGAGGACTTCGCGGATGACGTCCATGCCCTGCTTTTCCAGCTCCACGACTTTGTGAAGCTCCCAGACGTTGTCGGCAGCGCCATCATGCATTGCGGCCACTAACTCGCCGGTCTCAGCGAGCAACTTCCCAACAGCTTTAAGTGCATCACGTGTTGCCGGTACCGGTACCGGGCGATACCAGACGGCACCCGCCGGACGCATCAGTGCGTCAAGCAAGCGTGAATCCCCAGTCAGCCTGATCACTTCTTCAAGCTCGTCGGGATTCAACCAGCGGCGCTCTTCATCGAGCTTGAGTTTCTTTTGAAGGGTGTCGTTGTCTAACACCATGTCAAAGGCAAGGGCGGTAATTCCGCCCTTGTAGTCACGACCAGCGCGATAGATCGCTTGGCGCAGGGGAAGAACCGGACCAGCGTCCGGCAAAAGATCTGTTCGACTCATAACCGTAAAAACCCCTTTTACGGTGTAGCCATAGTCCAGGGCAAACCCTATCCTACGACCACGACCGATGTGCATGTGCTGTGTGTCGTCGT